TGTTATATGAGCCAGCAAGATCGACAACCGATGGATACCGCATTCCCACAAGACAGTCGTCCTTGATATTGAACTGAGCCTGCGGATGAGCCGTAGACATAAGCCTCTCCGAAACGGCAGCGGTGATCTTATACTCATGCGAGAAGGTACGATGAATAGGTCGCGTGAAAAGCGATTCTAACAGAGAGTGAACCAAAAAATCTCGATCGCGGAATACATCCTTGATGTTAGGATCGTCTTCCGCGCCATGAAACATTTTATTGATCGGCAACCCTTCGTTACCAATCCACTGCGACAGGTAAATCGTCTCTCCAGCAGTAACGTGAAGCTCCCTCAAGGCCGTAACTCGCCTAGACGCCGTATACAGTACCGGTTCATGGGGAGCGTTGCAGCGCTGATAATCGGTCACAAGCTCAGCGGGCGGTGCACCGAGGTGCATAAGCTCGACTGGTTTGAACGGCAGTCTCTGCGCTCTAAAATATAGCTCGCCGCCCGGCGTCGTTCCAATGATCGTCCTGACGTCCTCCATCAGTTCACCGATTAGACGCTTGATCGTCCCGTAGTCAGCAACCGCTGTCCTGATTCGATTAAGTTGCTGTGCCTTACGGCGCAATTCTAACATTGAAAGAGCCATCTCACCCCCGAGATTTACCTCTATGGTTACGCGTCTGATGTGCGACCGATGATCCGCGAAACCGTCATCTTTGACCAGCTATCCCCGCGCGGGGGGACGATCCCGCGCCGATCCAATTCGGTCGCAATCTGCCCCAAGCTCGTCAGCCCCTGCGCCCGGATGTCGTCGATGATCGGACGGACCTCCTCGGCATAGGCCTGCGCGGATGCACGATGGACCGTAGCGGCGGCCTGTGCGCCTTCCTTCTGCCGCCCCTGAAAGGCCTCGGCACCCATGGGATTACCCAGCCGGGTTCCCCGCTCCTTCGCCTGCGCCAATGCGGCCTTGGTACGTGCCGAGATCGCCTTGCGTTCGTGCTGCGCCATCGCGGCCATGATGTGGATCGTGAGTTCATTCGCGTCTGGCATATCGGCCGCGACGAAACGCACGCCAGCGTCCTGCAATTGCGCAAGGAATGCGACGTTTCGGGATAGGCGATCGAGCTTGGCAATAACTAGGGTTGCCCCGGTCATCTTCGCGTGACGCAATGCCGCCTCTAGCTCCGGGCGATCATCCCGCTTGCCGCTTTCGACCTCGACGAACTCGCCCAGCACTTCGCATCCCCGCGACGCGCAAAACGCCTCGACGGCGGCACGCTGTGCATCCAAGCCCAGCCCGCTCCGCCCCTGCCGTTCGGTCGAAACCCGCATATAGATCACAGCCCGCATCGCGCCGCTTCTAATCGGGGAGCGTGGCGACGTCATCATCTTGCGGTAACGGGTCGTCACAACGCTGGCAGCGGGCCGTGAGGCCTCATTGGACGCGGAAGCCTCTACGGCCGCCACAACCTCGACACACTCTATGGGCTGCGCAGACGCCATAGATCGCATCGGCGAGACCACATCGCCGATGGATCGATCACCGAGCTTTTCCGCAGCCTTGAAAGCGTGAAGCTGCGCAAGCTCCCACTTGGCGAACTCGCGCTTCCCGCGCGGCGGCGCGGGATAGACCATTTCGCGCGAGGATTGCGCCAACATGGCACGGCCGGCGGGACCGATGGGCAGGCGTGCCAGCCGAACCGGCACGCCTCCCATCTTGTGGCGGACGCCACCCGCATAATAGCGAGCGGCATCGTCGGAGAGTTTCGCCATGGCTCAGCCCTCCACGCGCGAGAGGAGCCAATCGGCGGCCTTGCTCGCCGCCGACGCTGCCCGGAAGATCGCCCGCTTATCGTTGCGCAGCACCTCCAGCCACGTTCCAATGTAATCGGCGTGGCGGACGGTCGGCGTGATGCCCAGCGACGCGAGGACGAACGCGCTGCCAAGCTCGGCGACCAATTCCTCTTTGGCTCGATCCTTCACTCCGTCGATCGTCATGAGTTTACGATCAAGGCGGGTGTGATGGCCCGTCGCGTGCGTTAGTTCATGGCAAGCGGTCCGATAGTAATCGATTTGCGCGAAGAACCGGCGCTGATCGGGGACCACGACGAAATCCGTCGAGTGGACATAGAAGGCCTTGTCGCCCCCGATGCGGAAATCGACGCCAGAGGCGCGGATGACTTGCTCGGCGGCCTCGACTTGCTCCCGCTCGCCTTTCAACTCTGGCGCGGCGGAGAATTGCTCGGGGAGATTCTCAATCTGGCTGACGTTGAAAACCGTAAAGCGCTTCAAGAACGGGATGCGCTGCGGCTCGCCGCCGCTGGCTTCATTTGTGGCCGAATTGTGGCAGGCCTTAGGGACAAAGGAATCCGCATAGACGACCATCGTCCCGTGCTCGCCCTTTCGGACGCTCGCCCCAAGTTCGGCGGCCTGTTTGTACGTCATCCAACCGCCGGACGAATATCCGGCATCAAGCTGGGCGGCCCAGAGTAGCAGGACGTTGATCCCCGAATACCTGCGGCCCTTGGCCGCGTTATGCGGCATCGCGGGGCCAGCATGATCGGCCTGCCAAGGCTGCACCCAAGGCAACCGTCCGGCTTCAAGCTCGGCGATGATCTTCCGGGTTACCTCGTCATAGATGTCGGCGCGGGAAGCCTCGACACGGTTACGCTGATGGGCGCGGCGCGCGGGAGCCTTGGCAACGATCGAGGGGGCGGCGGCGGACTGGAAGGCGATTGCGGACATCATGTGAATCCTTGAATCTGTGGAGCTTGGGCGCGGCGCGGGCGATCAGGACGCGAAGTCGATCAGCACCGATCGGTCGTAAACTTGGCCGGTTTTGACGATCACAGAGCCGTTCACCGCATCGAGGCGGACCAGCTTGCGAGCGAGGAAAACGACCAGCGCTTTCTCGATCGTCGCGCGATCGAGGCCGGAAAGGTTGCGCGCGGTCTCGATGAAGCGCTCCCGTGCGTTATTCTGGCGCGTGAGCATGTCGGCGGCGGACTGGCGCATGATCAGCCCTCCCCGCGCAGGATGTCGGCGCACTCCAGCACCTCGACCAGCTTACGCGCCCACTCGGCGGCCTCGCGGTCTTTGCCGCACGATTTGAGGGCAATGGCTTTGGCGAGGCACCTTGCTGCTTCGCTGCGATCGATGATCATTCTGCGTCTCCGGTTTGAGGTTGTGAGACGGTTAGAATCCTATCGTATCGATTCGTCAATCGTTGGTTTGTGTTTTTGATACGATTGCAGAAAACGAATCCAGCGCGCCCAGCCTCACCCCCCGACGCTCAGCCCCGCTGCCTCCGCCCCATCATAGACAGGGTACGATCAGGGCCGGACGATCCGCACTTCGATCATCGCCAAGCCCAGCATTTCCGGGCATTTTCGGCGGGTCATGGAGCGCGCGGGAGGCTCGGCGGGGAGCGTGGCGGCGGAGGCTGGAGGGGCGCACGGCAGCGGCGGGCGGCCGACCGGGGGTGGCACCCCCTCGGCCCCCAGCCCGCGAGGCCTCTACCGGGTGGCTCTGGGAAAATTTGAAGGATTTTGGAATCAGGTGCCGCGAGGTTTGTTCGCGGTCGAAAACCCCGCCATCCTCGGCATCGCTTCGTTGACCAAACGAGAAAGTGCGTCGAGCGTGTCGGACAGACCAACGAAATCTGGAAAACTCTCAAGCGTTTGCAACCAGACATCGCTCTTGATCAGCGTCGAGCGAGACCACCGAATATGCTTGCAACCATCCAATGACCACAAAGCGGCCTTCGCACTCTGGAAAAGCGTTTCATTTGTAAAAGGGCTAAACACGATCTTTTTTATGATCGAGAGGTCGAAATCGACCGCGATGGTTGGCTGATCAACATCCGCAAATCCGATTACTCGAAACTCTTTTTCTGCCCAGTAGCCCTTGCGTTTCACAAAGGGGGTGAGGATCACGCGCTGCGAAGCAGCTTCTTTCAACTGGTTGAGGGTCAGATACTCAACCGGCCCAACTGCGAATTTCGATTGATCAGAAAAAAGCGCCTCAAATTTAGCAGCGTCGAACTGTATGCAGACGCCGGACGGCCCACTCGAAAAGAGTTCCCAATGATGGAACGTCTCTGCGGCCCTCGTCATGCACAGCGCTGCGACCGCCTTGTGCTTGGCCCGTTCTTTGAAAATCTCCATCGCGCGACGATCGTTTTCGTCTTTCCACGCTGTCGTCGGAAGCAACGTGATCCTCTTGTTTACGAGGATATCCGTCAACGACATGATGTCGGTGTATCGCTTCAGGTACGCGACCATTCCCCGTCCCCCAATCGTTCGCTAAGCGCGACCCTATAGTGGGGCAGATGAATGGCAAGCCGGAGGGTCAGGCCGCAGGCCTGGCCCTCCGGGCCAGCATACCCGCCAACCCGATAAATACCCCCGTGACCCTCGACGATGAACTCCAAACGCTCCGCGACAAGCTCGCCGCCACGACCTTCCATGCCAACGGCGGAATGACCCGGCGCATCGCCGCGATCGAGGCGCGGATCGCAGAGGTCGAGGCCGTGATTGCCGGCCGGCCGGAGTCTGCTCCGCCACAATAAATATCGGATGATGAATGATGAGACGCTCGGCGGGCTGATAGCTCCCGACGCACCCGTAGCGATCGACGACGCCGCCCCTGACCTCGCCTTCCTCAAGAGGATGTTCAGGGAAGCGGCATCGGCCTCCGAGGAATCCCGCGCGCTCGCCAACCGCGCCCGCGATTACTACGATGGCAACCAACTCGACGCCCACCTCCTCGCTGAACTCGCACGTCGCGGCCAGCCCCCAACGGTCATCAATCTCGTCCGCCGGGCCGTTGATGGCACGCTCGGCCTGCTCGATCAGTCCGCCAGCGATCCCGAGGCCATCGCCCGCAACGACAACGGCGATGAGGCCGCGACCGTCGTGACCAAGGTGCTGCGCTACCTCGCCGACAAGACCGACTTGGAGGAGGTGAAGCGCCAGATCAGCGAGGACAACCTCATTCCCGGCGCGTGCGCCGTATTCGTCGATGTCGATGACCAGAATGACGCTCGCGCCACGGCGATCCCCTACGCCGAGTTCTATTACGACCCCTACAGCAAAAATTACGATTTCTCCGACGCACGGTATCTCATTCACGCCCGCTGGACCGACCTCGCCGATGCGAAACTCAAGTTCTTCCACAGGGCCGACGACATCGAGCTAGGCGGATCGGCCAGCATCGGCATCGACACGCCGTCAGACAAGCCTGAGAAGCTCAGCATCTGGGCCGATATCGCTCGCAAGCGCGTCCTCTTGGTCAACTGCTACTATCGCGACAAGCACACCGGCCAGTGGATGTACGCCGTCTACTGTCACTCCACGTTGCTCGAATACGGCGTCAGCCCGTTCGTCGATGACTTCGGCCGCCCGGTATGCCCCATCATCGGCCTGTCGTTCCAGATCAGCCGGGAGGGTCATCGGTACGGCATGGCCCGCGACATGCTCCCCATTCAGAACGCCATCAACGGTCTCGACTCCCGCAGCCTCCACATCGCTGTCTCGGCACAGGTGCAGATGGTCGATGACACGGCGCTCGCGACTGATGCGGCCACGGCATCCGAGGAAGCATCCAAGGCGAGAGGTGTCCTCCCGCGCGGTTTCCAGAAGGTGCCGACGATCGACATGTTCCAAGGCGTCGTCGCGAAGCTCAACCAATACATCGAGATGATCAAATCGATGTCGCCGTCGCCGAGCGTGCTGGGACGTGCCGAGGGCGCGAACCAATCTGGTCGCGCTCGCCAGATCGCCGCCGCTGCCGGCTACACCGAGCTTGCCCGCGCTTTCGCCCGCATGGAGCGGATGGAAGAGCGGATTTACGAGCAGATGTGGTTCCGCGCCCGCCAATACATGAGCGAGGCGAAGCTGATCCGCGTGACCAACGATGCCGGCGCTCGGGAGTCTCTGATGGTCAATTACCCCGTCGTCGAGCCGCGCCCGGTCATGATGCCGATCGTGGGTCCAGATGGTCAGCCCGTCGTCGATCCCCGAACAGGCCAGCCAGCCATGCATCCCCAGATCGGTCCCGATGGTCAGCCCGCCATGGCACCCCAGCAGGTCGGCACGCATAATGAGCTTGCGACCATGGATGTCGAGATCACGATCACGACCGTCCGTCAGGCCGTCACGCTGCGTCAAGAAGCCATTGATTCCATGCTGGAGTTCTCAGCCAAGACCGGCGTCTCGGTCCTCGATCCCCAGTTTGAATTTCTGGTCGAGCTATCCTCGATCCCCGACAAGCGGGAAATCCTCGACAAGATGGCTGCGATCCGCGCGAAGGCCGCTCAACAGCAGCAGCAGGCACAGGCCGAGCAGCAGGCGATGGCGCAACAGCAGGCCGAGCTTTCGGCGCAGCAGATGCAGGCCCGGACGGCCAAGGATGCGGCGCAGGCGCAGCGCGATCAGGCCTTGGCATCGAAGCATGCGATCGAGGCGCACGACCAAGCCTTCGACCTCACCGTCAAGGAATTGGCGCTCCAGCGGGCCGCTGCCCACGCCACCCCGGCGATTGCTCAGGCTCTGGGCCAGCTTCACGGGCCGCAAGCATAAATATTCGCATAGGCGATCGTCGGGGAAGTCATGAACCCCGGCGGTCGCAACTCCGCTGCCGGGAGCAATCGGGCTGTTGAGGGTCATGGTCTCCGATCCATGCGCGCTGCCGGCGTTTTCGGGCTGTTGGCAAGGCAACGCCATAGTTTGTCAGATGGAGAAAGATGGAAGATACGTTCGACGCTATTTTTGACGGTAGTATTCGGAACAACCCGGAGACCGAGCGGGTAGCTCCCGAGCCGGCCTCGGAAGTCGAGGCCCCAGAGGTTTCCGCTCCAATCGAGCCAGAGGCCCAGCCTCAGGCCGATCCGATCGACGAGGATGGCAAGGGACACAGCGTCCCGTTGGTCAAGTTCCTCGACATCAGAGATGACCTCAAGGCCGAGCGCGCAGCGCGTGCCGAGCTTGAACGTCAGGTCGCCGAATATCAGCGCCAGAGCCAGCCTCAGACGCCTCCCCTTCCCGATCCATCGGTGGACCCGCACGGTTATGCCGATGCTCGTCTCGCTGAGTTTCATCAGCAGATGTTTCAGCAAAAGCTCCAGATTTGCGGCGATTTCGCCGTCCGGTCTCATGGACAGGACAAGGTAGAGAAAGCCGTCATCTGGGCCGAGGAGCGGTGCAAGAGCGACCCCGCGTTCGTTCAGGCATTCCGCACGCAGGCCAACCCTGCCGAGTTCATCATCGAACAGCACGCACAGGCGGAGACCCTCGCCCTCATGCAGCGTGATCCGGTGGCTTATGCCCGCCAGATCGCCGAGCAGCAGGGCTGGCTATCCACCGCCCCGGCACCGATGGCCGCCCCGGCCGTCAGCGCCCCAACACAATCGGCGGCGAAACCCAAAGCGTCGAGCCTGATGGATATCCCGGCCGCATCCGGCCAAGCAACCGTCCAGTCAAGCACGAAGAGTTTCGACCGCTTCTTCAATGAACGGTGATTCAAACATTATTGGCTAACTTTACTCTCGCAACCGACCAGCAGAAGGAAACTTGGTCGGACACGATTACCCCGGAATATATCCGCGAGTCTGGTCTCCTGCCCTACATGCAGACCAAGGGCGGCATCATCAACGTCCAGAACGAACTCAACGGTTCGGCCGGCGCGGTTATCCACGTCCCGCTGATCGGTAAGCTCCGTGGCGCTGGCGTTCGCGGCTCGGCGGCCCTCACGGGCAACGAGGATACGATGCCCAGCTACTCGATGCGCATCACGACCGATGTGCTTCGTAACGCGGTCTCGATCCCGTACACGCAGCAGTATAAGACCGAGATGGACCTCGCCAATGCGGCGAAGGATGACCTTCGCGGTTGGCTCGCCGAGCAGCTTCGCAACGATTGCATTGTCGCGCTGCGCAGCGTTCCCATCCCCGGCGTTGGCACCGGCACAAACCTCGAAGACAATTACGTCACCTACGAGGCCGCGACCACTGGGCAGCAGAACGCTTGGCAGACCGCGAATGCGGATCGCGTCCTGTATGGCTCGCTCAACAGCAACATGACCGCCGGCAACCACGCGACGTCGCTCGCGACGATCACGACCACTCCGGCTGCGAACAAGATCAGCGCCAAGCTGGTCAGCCTCGCGCGCAAGAAGGCCAAGGCGACGACCAATTCGACGACCTTTGCCATTCGTCCCTACAAGACCAAGACGGGTCAGGAATGGTACGTCATGTTCGTGGACAGCAACGGCTTCCGCGACGCGAAGTTCGATCAGACCATCTATGCGGCAAACAAGGACGCCCGTCCGCGTGAAGCCGACATCATGGACAACCCGATCTTCTCGGGCACGAACACGCTGTTCTACGATGGCGTGATCATCGTCGAGATTCCGGAGCTTCCGACCGTCGCTACGGGTATCGGTTACGCCCATTTCTGCGGCGTTCAGGCCGTCAATCTGGGCTACTCGATGAAGGCCAAGCCGGTTCGCGGCAAGGAAGACGATTACGAGTTCCTCGTGAAAGTCGGCGTCATGGAGACCCGTGGCCAGTCCAAGGCTTCGGTGCTTCTGACTCAGGTCGGCATGGTCTCGGTTTTCTTCTCGTCTGTTGACGACGCCTAATCGTCTCGACGATCCAGACAAGGAAGGCGGTGGAGCGATCCTCCGCCTTTTCTTTTGCCCGCTCCGATAAATACCGTCATGGCATCGTGCAAATCCATCATCATCACAGCCCTGTCCAAGCTCGGCGTGGCCAGTGCGCTCAAGGGGGCGCGCGACGAAGACCTCCAGCTTGGTCTCCAGACCCTTCAATCGAAGTATCGGAGTCTGATCGCCAGCGGCGCGCTGGGCCGCGCCTTACCCGTGACCGTGACAGGCAATTACACGACAGGCGAGAATGAGCGCATCCTGAAAAAGTCAGGCCATGCCATGACGATCAGCCTGCCGGAGACCGTGACGGATCGCTGGGGTGCCTGCCACGACGATTATCTCGGCTATGGGGCCTTGAGCGGCTTTTCCGCCGATTATGGCTGTAGTCGCGTTGACCATCGGCCCCGCCCTCCCCGCGATGGTGCATTCGTCGTCATCAACGACGAACAGACCGGACGAGCGCAGGAATGGCTGTACGATTCCTACGTCGCCAAGTGGCTCCCGATCCATGACCTCTCTCTGTCCGAATATGGCGAGGTCCGCGATGCCGAGGGCAACATCTCGGGGACGACCGTGGAATCCACCGCTCCCCTCTCGGCCGCTGATACTAACGGCCTCGCCGCAGCCCTCGCCCTGAGCCTGAGCGATCATTTTGGAGCGCAGCCGTCGCCGATGACGATCCGTGACGCGAGCGTCTGGCAACAGGCCTTGGTCAATCGCTTCGGCCTTACGGAGCGGGAGCGCCCCGACCGCAGCCGGTTCTTCTAACCCAGCACGGCCTAAATAGTCCGTGACGACCATCCCCTTCGCCCTATCGACCTACCAACGCGACCGCGCGTTCGTACCACCCCAGACGCTGCTCAATCTGATCGTCGAGAAAGACGCCTCGGCCTCGACGCCCGCTCAGGTCATGCTCTTGCAACGGCCGGGCTTGGAGCGCGTGGCGACCGTCCCCGGCTCCGTGCAGGCCCTGTATTCCACGGCTGGCGGAGCCGCCGGCACCTATGCCATCGCTGCCGATGCCCTCTATTCGATCGACGACGGGGCGACGACACTGATCGGAGAAATGTCAGGCACCGCGAGCTTGTCGCGGATTAGGTCGAACTTCGACCGGCTCTGCATCGTCAACGGGCCGCTGGTCTACCTCTATGGCGCGACAAAGACCTCGACCGCCAACACCTTCCGCAACATCCCCATTCCAGACGGTTACCTCGCCGCCGATGTCACGACGCTCGACGCCTACTTTGTCGTGGCCATGGAGGACGGCACATTCTTCTGGCTCGTCCCCGGCGACGACGCCTTCGATCCCCTGAATTTCGCAACCGCCGAGTCCGATCCCGATGGGTTAGTCGCCTGCTCGGTCCTCGGCGGCAACCTCTTCCTCTTCGGCGCGCGCACCATCGAAGTCTGGCAGACAACCGGGACCGCCGATGCTCCTTTCCAGCGGGTCTCGGGCCAGTCCTATCAGCGTGGATGCCTCTCCCGCGATAGCGTGGTCGCAACCGACAACACGCTGGTTTGGGTCGGCGATGACGGCAAGGTGTACCGTGTCGGCAACGTCCCCGAGCGCCTGTCCACCGATGGGATCGAGGAGCATATCAGGCTCCGCTCCGGAGACCCGTCCGCGTGGGCCTACTCCTACGACGGCCATTCCCTCTATGTCCTGCGCGTACCCGGTCGCGGCACCTTCGCCTACGATTTCGTCGCGCAGACATGGAGCGAGTTCGGCTCCGAGGGTCATGCCTTCTGGCGACCCATCGTCGGCACACAAACTGATGATGGGATTCTCTGCGGAGACAGCGAGTCCGGCGCGATATGGAGGCTGGCCGACGTCTCGGCCGATGACGGCGACATTCTGCGCCGCCGCGCCTCGGCTACGATCATTGTGCAGGGCAAACCCGTCCGCCTCGATAATGTGGTCCTCGACATAGGGTCGGAAGCTCCCTGCGACTGGCGGCTCCGCTGGTCAGATGGCGATGAGATATTGGCGGATCAGCCATGGGTCACGCTTCGCGCCCGAGCCGGCGCGGATACGCTGACCTACTATCGGCTCGGCCAGTGCCTTGCCCCCTACCGGACATTCGAGCTTGAGGTCACGGACCCAGTGGCGATCCGGATGTCAGGCGGGCGGACCGGGGAGGCGTGGCGATGACAACCCCGATTAAGCCGCTTTCGCTGGCCACACTCAAATCGACCAATCCGATCGTCGATACCAAGACTGGCCTGCCGCAGCCGTCGTTTCTCCAGACGTTGAACAATGCGTTCGCCAACATCATTGTGACGTTCAACGCTCTCGTGAACAACCAGAACGACATATCGGCGCTGGTCGATCAGTTGAACGATGTCGTCAACCAGATCGTGACGCTGAACAATCTCGTCACTACTCAGACATTGCAGGCCGCGTTGGCCAATTCGTACACGGACCCGACCAGCGTCCTCACCTCTATGACGACATCGGGCGCGGCGACCATCACGGTCTCTGCGCATACCCGGCGATACGCGGATGGATCATCGGTCGCGGTGAACGGCGGGACGCTCAATCCCGCGACGCTCGGCGTGACCTATTACGTCTACTACAGCGATCCGACCCATGCCGGCGGTGCCGTGACCTACCAGATGTCGCAGAATGCCGCTGATGCTGCCCAGACCGGCGGCATCCATTGCGTCGGGTCGATCGCGGTATCGACTACGGATACGACCTCGCCGACGCCGGGCGACGGTGCCCCTCCGCCGGGCGTTCCATCTCGGCCGGCTGGAGGCGGCGTCATTCCCTGATGCGCCTCTATCGGACCCGCGATGCCAGCCTGATCAACCAGATTTGCGCCAAGCCGGGTATTCGAGAGGCCTGTGGTTTCGGCGATCATCAGGTGCCGGACTTCTCAGAGCCGGCGGCGCGTGACGACCATATCATCCTGACCAACGGCTTCGACGCCTGCGTCCTCGCCGTCATCCACAATCCGGCCGTGATCGAGGTCCATTGCGCCTTCGACGTGACGTGCCGAGGCCGGATGGCGATCGAGGCGTGGGAAACCGCATTTGCCTATCTATGGGCGGAGACATCGGCCCAGACCATCATCGCGGGGCCGATGGTCGAGAACAGGGCGGCTTGCTGGATGGCGCGGCGGATGGGGATGCGGTCGAGCGGGGAGCGTGATGGCCGGGCATGGTTCCATCTGGCTAGGGCATAAAATCTGCCGATGGCTGAGGAGCATTCTATCTTCGCATCGCGAAGGCCGTCGGCCTCCGATTGCAGCTTGCTTCCGTTCGCGTGCCCCGTTACCCCACCCTTCGTATTGCAAGGAAGATTTACAATGTCACTTTGGGCCATTGCTTACGACCTCGATGTAAAAGGCATGAGGGCGGCTGGATTTACGAAAGGCAATGTCACCTCTTTCTACACGGCAATTCGGAATTGCCTGTTATCGAACAAATTCGAGAAAATGAGTCAATATAGCATCTATACGTCAAATAACAGCAACACGTTGGTTGACGTCTATAAAGCGTGTGCGGATATTAAGGCCGTACCAAACTCAAATTTTGTGAAACGCCTTAATCTCTTCCGTATTGACGACCTCACCGACCTTACCCCACTTATATCATCTCCTAGCCGATCGAACTCAGATAGAGACCCCATTGAGGATGAAATTGACTTGGTATTTGGGGAAGATTGACCGACGCAATTTTTGCGCCAGATTTAGTTGATGTGCTCCAAATAAGTAGAGGATGCACCGCACCCGCGACCCCGCCCTTTTCAACGCCCTTGCCAACCGTCCCCATATCCGGGCCACTTTCGCCCATCATATGCCTGCCGACGAGGTCTTCGATTTCGGCCCGATGATCGCCGATGATCGCAATATCTTCCTCTCCAATGGCGTCGATGCCTGCTCCTTCTATACCCCTATCGGCCCCGTCGTTTACGACGGCCACAGCCTCACAGACACAACATGTCGGGGGCGTCGGGCGATAGAGGCTGGCCGCCAGTCGCTGGCTTGGTTCTGGTCGCATACCGACGCTGAACTTGTAACCGGCAGCACGCCGATCGAATTGAAAGCGGCGCGATGGTTCAACCGCCAGATGGGGTTCGTGTCGGCGGGCCGGTATCTCCGGCGCGGCCATCTCGGCGACTATTGGTGTGAGGGCTTCTACGCCGCGAGACCGCCGGTTTGATAAATATCGAATGATCGTTTCTCACGGTGAAATCTGATGCCGCCGGCAATCGCAGCGGCAGGAATATCGGCGGCCGGCTCCGTCGCTGGCGGCGTCGCCGCAGGTAAGGGTGCGGGCAAAGCCGCAAAAATCGCGGCCCAGACTGCCGACAAGCAGCGGGCCATGTACGAGTCGATGTATCACGACGCCGAGGCCCGGTATCAGCCGGAAATCGGGTACGAGAACTCGGCCCTGAGCCTCTACAATGGGCTACTCGGTAATGGCGGGGACGCGAAGGCGGCATCGAACGCGCTGAATACGTGGCTCAATTCGACCGATTATCAGTACCAACTGAATCAGGCGAACAACTCGGTCAATGCGAACGCCTACGCCTCCGGTCTCGGCCGATCCGGCGCGGCCCTCAAGGCGTTGCAGGACCGGGCGTCGAACATCACGTCGGGCTACCTCCAGACCTACCTCGGCGACCTCCAGAATGGTCCGATCGCAAGCGGTTTGAGCGCCAAGGGGGCGCTCACTGGCGTCTCGCAGACCGCGACGACGGGGTCGGCCAACGCGGTCGGCACCGCCGGCCAGACTGAGGCGAATGCTGCGGTTGCGCAGGGTGCAGCATACGCCAAAATGTTTCAGAACCTCGGCAACATCGCCAGCAATGCCTACCAGTCGAGCTATTCGCCCTCTGGCGGCTCCTCGACCTCCAATGCCGTCTCGGTCGCCGGGACGCCGAGCAATATCCTGACCTCGCCGACGTCGTCGTGGCTCTGGGGTCCGCAGAATGCGGGGTGGAATCCCAATGGCTGATGGCATCGACTGGAGCATGCTCTCCGATGCCATCGCAACGCCTGCCGATCCGGTTCAGTCGCTCTACTATGGGGCTGCGACGCGCCAGAACGCGCAGAAGCTCGCAGACGCCGAGCGCCTACAGGCTGCGCAGTCGGCCGCCCAGCAGAAGGCCGCCCAGCTTTATCAGGCCGGCGACACGCGCGGTGCACAGGCCGCCCTCATCGGCTCTGGCCAGTGGGATGGCGTCACGGGCGTCAACGCCTCGGACAAGCAGATGTACGATCAGGCGCGAACCAACACGGCCGATCTCGCGGGAATTGCGGTCGCGGTGCAGCACCTCCCCTACGATCAGCGCGCCAGCGCGATCCAGACATTGAAGACCTTCCTCGTTGGTCAGGGCCTTCATTCGGCCGATATCGATGCATTCGATCCGACTGACAACAACCTCGCAGCTATCCATGGCTACGGCTATTCGCCCGAAAAGCAGGACGCCAATGCGGTCGCGGTCCAGAACGCGGCGATCAACGCGCAGAACGCCCAGACGCAGGCCCAACGCCTCGCCTACGACATCACGAAGCCGGTCGAGATGGACCCGACCAAGAACTACATCATGCCGGACGGTGCGACCGTGGCGGGCGCTCCCGCAATTTCAACCGGATCGGCTTCGGGTGGATCAGCGGCTGATAATTCTCGCGCGGCGCGCAACAACAATCCGGGCAATCTTCGGTGGGATGGCCACTCGAAATGGCAGGGAATGACCGGCGTCGATCCGCAGGGGTTCGTTCAGTTCGACACGCCCGAGAATGGGCAGCGCGCGCTCGGCATAAACATCGCCAACCAGCAGAAGCTGCACGGGATCAACACCGTGGGCGATTTCATCGCCAAGTATGCGCCACCTTCGGATCACAACGACACGGGCACCTATGCCCAGACAGTGGCCCGCGCTCTCGGTGTCGGCGTCAACGATCGCGTCAATTTTTCCGACCCGCACGTGCAGCACGTTCTGTCCGCTGCCATCACGGGTGTCGAGGCCGGCAGTACGCCTGCCAAGTTCGCAGACAATGCTGCACCGAATGAATCTGCGTCGCAGACAGCGTCAGCCGGTTGGCACATGGTCCAGACGGGCGTCGCGAAGGCCGATCCCAATTCAGTCGATCCCTCCGATCCCGCGATCGAGATGGCCGCGCGCCAGTACGCGATCACGGGTGACATGCCCGCTCTCGGCATGGGCAACGGCGGGATGCGCAAGGCCATTCTGACCCGCGCCGCGCAGATCGTTCAGGAAAATCACTGGTCGCCCGCGCAGATCGTGGCGAACCGCGCGGACTACAAATCTTCGACCTCGGCGCTGACCAACGACCAGAAGCAGTACGACACGATTCAGGGCGCGGAAAACACCGCGATCAATAATGGTCAGCGTTTCATAGACTTGTCTGCGAACGCGCCCGGCAACACCGCATCTTCGTGGTACAACGAGTCTCGCAATTACCTTGGCCAGAAATTCGGTGACAGCCGCGTCAGCGACATGAACGCGGCCTACCAGACCTTCATCACCGAGTATGCGAAGGTCGTCTCTTCATCTCCGAATGGTTCGGGCCAGCTTACGGACTCGGCGCGGCATGAAGCCATGGCGACGTTGGAAAACTCGGCATCGATCGACCAGAAGCGCTCGGCATTCAGGGTGTTGAAGGCCGACATGGATGCCCGACGTTCCGCGCAGCAGGCGCAGATCGATCATCGTACCGACCACATCAAGCACCTCGGCGACCCGTCATCGGCCCCGACTGCGTCCGGCCCCGTCCACGTCTCGTCGGCGGCGGACTATCACGCGCTCGACAGCGGCACCGTATATGTCGATCCGCAGGGGCATGTGCGGAGGAAGCCCTGATGGCCAACCCCTCCGCCCCATGGCTCGACGATCCCATGGTCAATGGCCCTGCCCCGTCATCCGACACGGCTCCCACGGCAGCGACGCCATGGGCATCCGACCCTGTCATCCAGCCCGCGCCGTCCAAGGCGGCGCTGACCCAAGACGATATCAACTCGCACGTCCTTTCGCTCCTCAACGACAAGCGCGTCACGGGCCAGCAAATCCGCGATTACTACACTTCCTTGAGTGCCCAGATTTCGGAGCATGACTCCAAGGCGCTGGAGGATCGCGACGCCTACATTCGAGCCAATGGGGGCACACCGACCATCGGGGTCAGCGCCGATGGCGCTGGACCGGCACAGGCCCCGAATTTGGTCGATAACCGCCCCTACTCGTTCGGCGAGGGTGTCAGGGAGGGTATCCAACACGTCATCGGCAATGTGGCCGGCGGAGCCGGATGGGCGGCCAACCGGGTCGGTCTCGATAACAACTGGGGAGACGAACTCCGCCAGCACTTCCACGACTTGAATGCGGTCGATCAGACGCGCGGTTCCTCCTTTGGTAAGGTCGTCGGCGAAGGCGCTGCGGCTGCGCCCGCGATCATCGCTGCGGCTCCGATCGAAACCGGCGCGGCGGCCATCGGCCTGCCAACGGCAGCGGCGACGGGCCTCGGTCTCCTCGCGACCGGCGGCCTCACGGGCGCGCTGACCACTCATAGCTCGACGCCCGGCGGTGTAGCCAAGGATGCTGCGATCGGCGCAGGGCTGGAACTTGGCCTTGGCGGTTTGGCCCACGGGTTCGGCAATCTCGCCGGCACACCGACACGCGCGGCACAGCAGGGCCGCGAAGTCCTCGACGCGGCCGATCGGCTCTCCCGCGATGGGCTTGTGATCCAACCGCTCCCCGGCGATGTCAGTGGGCCACTGGCCCGTGGCGCATCCGCCGTGGCCGATGCCGGCCTCGTCAGCAACGTGCCCTATTCGCGTGCCGTCACCGACTACATCGACGCGACGCAAGCGGCTCGCGACCGGGTGGCCAGCGGCCTCTCGTCGTCGGGCGCGGTGCCTGATCTCCATGCCGTCGCTGGCAATGCCCGGAATGGCGTAGGCGGTCTCGGCGACTACGAGACGCGATCCGCCGAGCAGATCGGCCGCCAGTATGACGAAGCCGGCCGGCTCTCGGCTGGCGTCCAGATTCCCGCTCCGCGCGCTCTGGCGACGGTCAATGACCTGATCGCACGCGCCGAGGCCACACCCGGCCAGCAAGCCGGTCTCGACGCCCTGCGGGCGCTTCGTGACGACCTCACGCCGACCCCGGACCAGATCGTCCGCCCCAGCCTGTTGGGTCGCCTGCTCGGTCAGCCCGATCGGGTCATCGCTGGCGATCCCGCGACCTACGCCATCGAAAGTCTACGCCGCCTCCGCACCAGCTTTGGCGACAACATCGACAGCAATGCTCGCGCCGCCCGCACGGCGGCCAATGAGATTTGGGGGCCGCTTTCGGACGATATCCAGTCTGGTCTCCGCTCCGCCGGCCGTGACGATGCGGCCGATGCCTACCGCGCTGCCGATCAGGCATGGTCGCAGCGCCAGAGCAATCTCGACGAAGTGGTCGGGCCGATCCTCGGCGATCGGTCGCAGGAAGACCTCGCCCGCCACCTCCTGAACCTCAGCCGCACCGATTCAGATCGACTGAATCTGGCGCTTGGGATCATGCGTCCTGATCAGGCGGGCGATGTCCGTGCGGCCATTGTTGGCAATCTCGGCCGCTCCACTCCGGGTCGCCAGAATGCAGCCGGCGATGCATTCTCCCTCGGCACCTTCGGCACCGATTGGGCGAAGCTCTCGGATGGTACGAAGTCGTCGATCCTGCCGGCGCAGGCGCAGCAAGATTTGCAGGATTTGGCCCGTCTATCCGAAGGCACGAAGGCGACGGCCGGCTACGGCAACACGTCCAAGACCGGCCGCGTCGCGCACGCGCTCCAGTCGCTGGGCAAGCTCGCGTCGGGTGGCGCGGCTTATGCGACGCTCGGGAAATCCCTGCTCGCCGAGGGCGCGCTCGGTGGACTGATGTCCTCGCCGAACGTGGCACGGGCACTGGTCCGCATGGGCGAAATTCGCCCGATCGCGCGTGGATCACAGGCGTTAGCGACGGTCGGCCAGTATAGCGCGCCGATCATCTACAACGGGACCGACGAACAGCCCTAATCGGACCTCTCTTGATAAATATGGGATGAGCAATGATCCCACCGTAAAGTTTTCCGGCTACATCGATTCCGTCGTCAACGTTTCCGCGCTTCGCAATTACGACACTGGCAACCTCGCAACCGGCGCGTCGATTATCGTCGATGGCCACGACTACATCGGCGATGCCAATGGCGGCATCTACGTTCTCGACGTGGGTAGCACGGCGACCGACGACGGTCTCCATGTCGTAACTCCGTCGAGCGGAAGCGGACGATGGCTGCTCGCGGCCGGTCGGGGCAATGATGCGGCGGCCGTCCTATTCGC